TCCTTATTTATTCGGATTAAGCAAATGGTGTAGCAACAGTTCCTGCAGAGTATACAAGTGCTCTTATTTGCCACTTCTTATTACTAATCGCAAGTAATTCTACTTCTGCAGAAATACCAGTTGTTCCACCATTCATTGAAAATACGTCATCGTCTGTTTCATCAGGTGCAAAAACCTTACACTGTGCCGCTGTACCATCATTATCCAACATAAGAGCATATCCACTAAGTAGAGTGGTTGTCGCATCACAAGTAATCGTATGAGCATTACTTGTAACTGCACCAAAAACTACTTTGATTTTATCTCCTACATTCGGGGCTGGAAGTACTACAGCACAACCATCAAGGTCAGTAACAAGATAGGCAAATCCTGCTTCTGCTGTAAATCCCGCTGTTTTAGCTGAGAATTTCCAAGCTTCCGGTGATTGACCATACTTATTACTACTGACATTTAATACGTCACTTCTCATAATTAAGCTCCTTCAAAGTTAAACAATGCATGAGTTTCAGGAAGAGAAACTTCAAGACCTGCTTCTGTAAGAATCATGTCTTTACGTAAATCTTCATCTGAAGCTTGTACATTTGTTTGTATTGCTGTATCTCTATTAATACCATTACCAACCAAAGGTCTGTATGAAACATGGTCAAGGTCAACTAATGCCATAAAGGTAGAAGCTAATCCTCTGAACAAAGGCTCTTTTACAAGAGCTATTTCACCATGAACAGTATCAATCTTCATTACTTTATGCCCAAAAGAACCTTGTGCTCTTTCAATCATATATTGAGCAGTTGTAGACTCCATTGACTTATCAATAAATCCACCGTCACCCATTTTGTTAAATAATGAGATTACAGGAAGAGAACACAAAGCAAGCTTTGATGAACTTCCACCACGAGCTGGGTCAAATACCACTTCAAGGTCAGACAATAAATTGTCATAAGTTACCGAACCATCTGCAATAGACTTATGGTAAGCTTTACCTTCGTTATATGATAATTGAACTGCATCTACTGGTGGAGTACCACCTTCAGCAATGATGTGACCAACAATACCTTCAGTATACTGAACACCGCCAACACTAGCACGTTGACCGAAAAGCATACTTCTTTCAATGTCAATCTTGTGTTCACGAAGTTTTAGATTCCAAATGCGTTGCCACTCATCAGCGTATCCACGATATTGAGTTGCTCTAGCAGTATTAGACATTTCACAAGCTGTTTTAAAGATTTGGGTAAACCCATAATCATTATCAAGCTCTTGAGAAAATACGTCTGGAGCACCAGAACCTTCAGCAAATGCTGAACCAATAACTTGAACATTAACAGCTGTACTTGAACCATCAATACTTACTGCACTTGTAGAGTTTTCTCTAAGCCATCTAACTTTAATTTCAGTAGCTGAATTTACCGCTGTAACAACACAAGTTGCTGCATTAGTACCTTCACCCATACCTGAAATAGTAGATGAAACCATAAGAACCATACCTTTTATTACCCAAGGGGAAGAAGATATTGTCATTGTATCTTCTGTATCTTCAGCAATAGCACCTAAGTTACTAGATGTTGTAAAAGTCCTATCTGTCATAGCAATTTTGCTTCTATCTTCTAGAAAACGAAACTGACTATCAGAGGTAGGAACTTTTCCTACTTTTGACAAGTATACAAAAAATGGAGACTCTTCAGGTGCTAATTCCGCAATTCTATCACTAAAGTCATATAGCCTACGTGATGGAATGGTTGAATCAATAACCGCACCGGGAGTACCAAATTTTACTTGTCCACTATTATAAGTAGCCATTATTTACTCCTATTTTGTTATTTATAAAACACTATTCCTACTCCCTGCATTCTTAACGGATTCCCACAATTTATCTGTTTCAGATTTATTCTGAACAGGTTGTCCTTGTAAGACTCCAGCACTGCGAGGAGTATCTTGGGCGGCTCTTACCGCATCCAAGGTATCAGTATTATTTTGACTAACCCCACTGACATCACGCCATAACTTAACAAGATTACCTAAACCAACTTGCTCTTTTGGCTGAGTTGAAAATTGAAGAAACTCTTTAATGTCACCATCGGACATTTTATAGTTATTCCTCAAAGTATTAACAGTATTGTTCAAGTGCATTTCTGTTTGAACTTTTGCCTGTTGCTCTGCCATAGCTTTGCTGATTTTCTGTTCTGCTATTTTTTCCATATCGGATTGTACTAGCTTTCTAGAAGGGGTATCCTTCTTTGGGTCAAAAGCGTCCCAAGGGTTGAAATCGTCAACTTCAACAGCCGGTGATGATTGATTTCCATCTGATGGATTTGAAATATTATCCTGCAATACCTTAACTAAATCAGGTCTCGTTTCTAGTAAATCAACTAAAGGTTCGTATTTTTTCAATTCTCCGAGTTCCGCTTGTGAGCGGTCATACATTGATTGAAATTTACGAGCCTCAGCATTTTCATCTAAAACCGGGTTTTCATTAGTTTCAGCAACAACCTCATTAGGAGATTGTGCTACAGCAATATTATCCTCAAATGGGCTTTCATTACCTTGAGCTGTTTGTTCGACATTAGCCTCAATTTGTTCTAAAGTTTCCATGTATATATCCTTTCAAGATGTCTCTATGTTTTTTGAGTAGAACTAGCTTTATTCGCTTCATTATTAAGACGATTAGCTAATTTCTCAACTTCGAGCTTCACCTCATTTTCTAATTTACTACGTTGTACTCTTCTGTCTGCTTTAGAATCTGATGAGACTTCACCGAGTCTAGTCTTGAATTTTTCAACTTCAACTCGTTTTCTGTCTTGCACAGATTCTCTTTGGGCTGTTTGCAAGTCACCCTGCAAATTCTTAACCTGTCCTTGTAAGGACTGGATTTGTTGCATCATTTGTTCTTTTTCATTTGTTCTTCTCATGATGCCTTCTTTATCAAATATTTCTGGGTTTTTCTTTAACACTTCAATTTTATCAATAATTCCCATCTGAAATGCCTCTAAATATACACTAAGTTCTGCATATTTATTTGTAGGCATTGTAGAACCCGGTTCAATTCTTATATCGTGTTGTTCAATATTGTATTGTTCTTTCTTAATATCAACAATAGAATTTGAAACATCGTCATAAATATTTACCATAACTTCAGTCAAATCATTGTTTGGTTGGGCAAGACGAAACATTTTTTTAAAACCATAATGCCCTTTAGATAAATTATATAAAACTTTACCAATTCTATTTATAGAAAATTCAATATCTCTTAATTTTGATTTTGGTCTTTCACTACCAAGTGCTATCATTCTTTCTGTACCACGAACTGTTTCAGGAGCTTTGTCACTAAAACCGTGCATCATTTCAGGAAGTCCAAATATAAAATCTATATAAAACTCTGATTGCTGAATAAGTTTGTAAAACTCCCCAGCTAATGGAGACGGTTGTGGATAATGTGGTTCTCCTTGAGAAGAATCTATTTCAATTACAGCGTTTGGGTTTGCCCAATCTTGTTCTAACTGAGATACATCATCAACGCTACCAAGAGGTACTAAAAGTTTTAATCCAGCAGAAGCTTGAGCATGAGACAATGCTAGAGACCATAATTTATTTAAAAGTCTTTGCATTGGTTTTGCTCTAGATATATCTGATTTTGGATATGGTGTGCCAGTCCAAACATTTGGTAATGGAACAATAGGATAAATATCTGTATTTAATATTTGTTCATATAAAACAATTTCACCAACTGAAGCACAAACTTTTATTCTTGTTTGTTGAACAGGAGCAACTGTAAAAACGCCAGTTTCTATTAAATCAAGATTTTCTTGTGAAAATTTTAAAAACTCTTCTTCAGACATAATCATTTCTGAAGAATCTTGATTATTTATTACATAATAAAAATTAACTTTAACCTTATAAAATCTTTCTAAAATTTGATACTTTTTAACATCCATATAGTCTTTATCTTTTACATCAGCGGGTGTAAAAGCAACTACAGAATTTTTATTTTGAGATGCAGGATAATCACTACCTTCAATATCATGGTATTCAGAAATATCATTAATAATTCCGGGGATAGTTTCTCCTGTTTCAGGGTCTTCGCTATCCCCTAATTGTGGGTAGAGGTTAATGATTTGTTCTTGGGTTAATACAGTAGACAATATAATTCCATCGGCATCATCGCACCAACGGTTTCTCGAAGAAGGAGAGACGTATACTCTAAAAGGGTCTAAGTATGTAAACTTCACGTCACCTCTACCAAAATCTGATTCGTTATCAACATAAGCATATAAATAACCCAATCCAGTTGTAGCGTAGTCATGTATTGCCTGCTTCATTTGAGAATCACCATCAGATATTTGCCAAACATATCCTAATATAGTTCTCCAAACAGAAGCAACCTTAACATCGGAATCTTCCCTAGGGGTTATTGTAAATGCTGGAGGTCTTGATGTTAATACAGCTTTAAATTTTTCTATTGCAGCAGAAGTTCTATCCATTGGAACATCCGCTTGATTTTTTGAAGCTAATTCAGAAGACTCATCTTCTGTAAAATGATTACCTAAATAAAAATCAATATCTTCTCTGGCTTCAGTATCCCAATCTGAACGAGCATCTCTCCATTGCCTAAACAACTGGTCATTATATTCAGCTCTTTGGTCTTTCTCCACTTAGTTAATACCTCTTTGAATATCAGAGCTATCTCTTCCTTGCATAAGTTGACTATTAAAAAACTCAAGTAAGTTTCTAACATTAGAAGAATCAGCAGGAGACATTCTTGGATTATTAAAATCATTATATAAAAAATTATCAGATTCTGGTTTTCTTTCGATAGACTCAACTTCACCTGAGCTAAGTAAAGAATCTAATTCAATTAAATTTATTAATTGCTTTAAATGTTCATTATAATCACCAAACTCACCCCACTTCCCAGTAGCTACAGAATTAGTGTCTCTTTGGTCAAGAGGTATAAAAGAATTTCCAACAGCACCACCATCTTGTTTTCCTTTTACGTTCTTTAAATTAATATTAAAAGATTTTAGTAAATCTTTAGCTGCTTTCATTCTTTCTTTTTTTGGTAAACCTAAAACATCTTTAGTAGCTTCATTAATATTGTAGTATTTAGAATCAACCACATCTTTTAACTTTACATCTCCAGATGGTTTCATGTTTTTAATTAATTTATTTGTATATTTTTGTAAATAACCTTCATTGATTAAATCCATTGCATTAAATGGTTTATTTAAAGTGTTTTCTAAAACTTTATAGTCTTTATAATCATATAAATTTCTTGATGGATTTTGCATTATTTTTCTATTAGGTGCTAATGTCATTTCTTTTGCTATTTTATCTAGGACTTTTTGCTTACCCTTATCAGGACTCATAGATGCGAATTTTTTAGCAAGTTCAGGTAGTTTACCAGTTACTTTTTTTACACTACCAACTACACCAGAACCCGGCATAGCCATGTTCATTATCATTTCTATTAATTCTCTGTTTTCAGCATCAACTATATCAGCATCTACCATTGAATAATTACTTTGAGGGTTTTCTTTTAAAGCTTGAGATATTTCAGATTGAGCAATAAGTGCATCCATAGCAGAGGTAGCAGTGTTATCACTAACTGCACCGCCATCTTGATAACCAGCCATTTTCTTTTTATTTTTAACGCCTCCACCGTACATATATTTCATTACGTCACCACCACCCATGTAGTTACTAACGTCACCACCACCCATGTATTCATTAACAACTCCACCACCCATCATAGGTTGCATTTGTGCTAATGAAGCTTGTGTTATTAAAGCATCAATATTATTATGTGCTGAATTATCTGATACAGCGTTTAATTTTTCTAAAAATGGTTTTCCTAACATTTTAGCTGATTCCCTTTTAATTACAAACTCACCGGGAGTTAACATTGTTGGTACAGTATCGGTAGTAGTTCCCGGCATTAGTCTCTTACCTCAAAATGGGGAAAATCGTCAAAACGGTTATCCATTACTTGAAAATCCATATCCCAGTCTCCGCCCCATCTTAAACGAATACCCATGCCCCTAGCAATCCCAAGAACAAAACCAGCGAATAAGGTTTGTCTTTCTCTATCTTCCCAATTAACAGGATAAGGGGTAACGTCAACGGCTTTAGAAGGACTAGAATTATGCCTACCATTAGGATACTTAACTTTTGTGCGACCTTCATCATATAATTTATTTTGCCTTTCTTTACTACGATGACCCTCTAATATAGAACAGTCAACGTACTTAATTACTTCATGAAAAACATCTTGGAGTCTCTTGTCGCAACTTGAAAGACGTTCTTTTGATTTTTTAGAGTATCTAGGCATTCATTGTATTATACGAATAATCACATATCAAAACAAATAATATTTAAAGTTTTGAACCAGTAACCCAGTTATATGCTTTTTTAATTTTATAATAATTAAAATCTTCTTTTTTGTTTTCAATTTCACTTTTATCCATTTTTTCAGTTTTTGGAGGTCTAGCAAAATAATCAGCATAATATAACCCATCCATTAAATCGTCGTTTCGTGGTTTAGGGTGTTCAAATAATTCATCGACTAATTCTGTCATATGTCTTTGTAGATATAGTTTTTTAGAGTTTACTATTTGACCAAGTGCGGTTTCAAGTCTATCTTCTTTTTTAACTCTTGCTGGAGGTTTTACTCCTTTAAAAAGTCCCGGCATCAATCTTTTTTCAGTAGCAGACATTCTTGTTACCATATCCCGAACCATTTCTTGAGCAGCAACGGTTTCAATCGTAACTCTTCTGACGGGAGAATATTTTTTAGCATATTTTATAATTTTAGCTGGAACGTCAAAAGTTGGTATACGTTCTCTAAAATAATCTAAAACATATCTGTTTTTATGGGCATCTATACCTATAACCATAATTACTTGAAAATCAGATGTTTCCGTAGCAGTAGCCGCAAGGTCAACTCCAATATAAACATTAATTGGTATAGCATTTTCTCCCTCAATAATGTACGGCATATTGTTTTGTTTTTTAAATACACCATTGTAATATTGTATTCTATCAATTTTAAAAGCAGCGTTGGTAATATCTCGAGCATCATTCATATACTCTTGTGCAAACTTATTAACTAGACCCGCTTCGATAAACTCACGTTTTTTAGATTCTAGTTTTTTATCTGAAAATTGTGCTTCCCACAATGGTTTACCATCTTCAATCGCTTTATAAAAATTTACTTTCCAAGGATATTCACGACCATCTTCTTTTGCTTTTCTCCATCCATCATATGTCATTTGCAAATAAGAATCAAAATGAACAATCGTGCCACTAAGCCATATCCACCCCTCATTACCCGGTGTTTCTTCTAATGCTGGATATACCGTTGATACAATCCATTTTTTAATTTCAGCTCTACGTTCAGGAGTCTTTGTATTTAATTCAGATTCAAAGTCATCAAGAACAATACCAGTATAACGAACATCAACTTCTGCACGACCCCTCAACCTCTGAGAAGTACCCTTTGCAATCATTCTGTCGCCTTTTGCAGTAACAATATCTTTTTCAGTCCATCTTTTACCAACTGAACCACCATCCATTGTTCCAAAATAATACTTTATCATTTTATTGTTTTCAAAATGACTCCGCAAGTATTTAAGGTGGTCTATTGCCTGACCTTGTTCTTCTGATACCCAAGCGATAAAATGCTGTTCATCTGTTTTAGAAAAACATAGTTTGTGCATAATAGCGGCTTTTGCCATTACAGACTTACCATGACCTCTTGGTATTATGTTACATATTCTAGCTCCCGGTTTAGTTGTAATCATTTCTTTAGCAATTTGGTAGTGGAAGGGGGCTGATTCAGATTTTTTTAAGAAATCATTTGGTAAAAAAACTCTGCCAAAGTAAATGAGGTTATTATATGAGTTTTTAAGAATTTCGTCCCTTTGTTTCATTTCATTGGGACTAGGTGTTATATTAAAATCTTTTTTAAATGGTACAGGCATTATGCTTCGTAAAAATCACTACCATCAAAACTACCGAATTGAAGAAGGTTGTCTTTTAAATCAAATATGCTTTCACAAATATCACATATCCAACCACTTAATTTATCTTTGCAATCTATATATGGTAACTTATTCATTACTCTATTTCCGATAACTTCACAGTCACAAGCCGGGCAATAATCTACACCAGATACTAACTCATATAATTCTTTTCGAGTAGTGAGTCTTACTGGTATATATATATTATGCTTTTTTTCCATTTAGTTTTGGAGGTTGCGGTTCTGGTAAAACTCCAGCTCTAAAAGCTTCTAACTTTTCTTGACTAAATCCTGTAAATTCTTGTATTAATGAAACAGAGTCTACTTTCTTTTCCGTATTTAACATTCCTGATAACTTCATTAGTGTTTCAATGGCTCTCATTCTATCAGAATCTTTTGAACCCTCTGAGTCAACAATATCTTTTGTTTTTTCTAATAAGTAGGATTTTGTAATTCCAGTTTCATTTAATAACAATTCTATTTCTTTATCTATCAACTGTCTAACCTTTTTACTTTTTAATAAAACTTTTGTTTTTTGCTTTGCATAATCTAAGCTTTTAGTATTCTCATGAGCTTTCATAAACGCATCAATCGGTCTCATACCACTAGCTATATACTTAGCAAATATACGTTTAGATACAGATAAATTGCCGTCTTTTATTTTGGCATACCAATTCTTCTTTCCAAAACGCCATATATCCTGAACCGGCTCCCCTTCAATGTTTATTGTTCTTTTAATGTTAGCCATTCCCAATAAAGTCCTAATATATTCATCTTTTCTTTTTTTACTTTTTATTTTACCTCTTTTAATAACTACGGTTACTTGCCCATCATCCGTTTTAATCCAGTCGCCCGTATTTGCACCTCTCCAGTCCGATTGTATTGTTTGGTTAGGGTTATGTCGCCTAAACTCTTTTTCGTCTTTATACAGCGTATAATCAACGCCTTTTATCTTTCTAGTGTAAGCCATGATTAATTATAGTTGTTTAAAAACATATCATCTGAAAGTATTTCAAACTCTTTTATTGCCTTGACTCTAGATAATAGCTCGGCAATCTTACCATAAGTGGAGGAGGTAGGATTGATAACATCCAGTAATTGTATGTCATCACCAAGTTTTTTTATTTCATTTAAGTTTGTAAAAACATCAACATCATCATAAGAGTTGTTTAATGCTTTTTGAAAGCGAGTGTTTTTATAATCACGTTTTTCTTTCATAGTTTAATTTAGTAAAAATGTTGGTAAGAATAAAGATAATAAAGTTTTCCACATAGTTATCCACAATACTTAGTATAGCTAAGTAGTAGTATAGTATCTGTCAATAGTGAGTATAGTATTATAGTATAATAGTAGTATAGTATAGTAGTAGTATAGTATAGTATTAGTATAGTATAATATAGTAATATAGTATAGTATAGTACCCCGCCCAAGCTAAATCTTAAAAAAATTGAAAAAAATTAAATTTGTATTCGTGTTCTTCTTATAATTTGCATGGGTACTCCCCCCTAGCCCGATTAGGTTGAAATACTTGAATTGAGAAATTCGTTTTTGATTGCAGGCTCGTTAAAATATGCAGGACAATAAAATATAGCGGTCAAAAACAATCTCTATAAGTCTAACAATATCAACAGATAAAATTAATTTGGAACCAACAGTGCGATTTCACATATATATAGTAACAAACGGGATATACTTTTTATATCAGGAACTTGCTAATAGTATTAATGTGAATTACTCTACTGCTTCACGGTATCCAATCCGGATTCAATTAATACTATTCTTTATTGAATCTTAAATTAAAGGAATTTTAATAATGAGCAATATATTAAATAGTTTAAAGAATATTAGTTCAGAAGGAATTAACAAACTTAAAGAGATAAGAAACACGCATAATTGCGGGGTCTGTCATGAGTTAATTAATTCTAATACTGATACTAATGTTATGTATTCGGACAGTCTTCAAGGATGGTTTCATCATGAATGTTTAGATACCTTACCTAGATGTAATTCTTGCGACAACGCAAGCTATCATTTAGAATCCGGTATTTGCTCTAGATGTATGAATAGCCAATCTATAAGAAATTATTCTTATAAACCGGCTCCATTATTTCATAGGGTTAATAACAAGAAAAAATCTGTTTTAATCTCTGAAAGTGGATATTCAAAACATGAGTTACCTATTCTGCATTTCGGTGTAGAAATTGAGGTAGATAGACATGAAGACTTTTACGAAGATGACTATGACGACAATATTATATTGACTGATAACAATTTCGCTTCTTTAGTTGGTATAATCGGACGTTCAATAAAAGGGAGTAATCTTTTTTATTCAAAGTCTGATAGTTCACTGACTGAACAAGGGGTTGAAGTTGTTTCACATCCTTTTAGTTGGAACTATTGGAAAACATTCGCTATAGATATTTATGACGGTTTATTTTCTACATTATTAGCAAGTGGCTATTATAGTGCAGAAACTAAAAAAGCCGGAATGCATATACACGTCTCAAAGTCTGCAATAAATAAAACGCAACTACACAAACTTTTATGGTTTGTCTATGAGTGTCCTAATTTTATTAATATGATTGCGGGACGTAGTAGTGATAAATGGGCTTCAACTAAATGGTCTAGTTTATTAGGTGTGACTGATTCAACTTTTGCATATAAAAGGAACAAGGTTGCTAGCATAGCTAATCAAAAAAGTTCTAATACTGCATCACGTTACACTGCTATAAACATGGAGCCATCTAATTCAATAGAGTTTAGAATCTTTAATGGTACATTAAATATTATGACTCTATCAAAGGCTATTGAATTTATTCATTCTTTGCTTGCTTATTGTTCGCAAACGTCTTTTAAAGACATTGTAAACAGAAAAAGCGAAGTTGAACGAATAAAGGGATACCTTAAGTTTTTATCTAATAATCAAAGTAGATATTCAAATTTATGTATATTTTTAGATAGAGAGATGAATGAATTATCCAATGCTAAGAAAAAGCAATTATTCGGAAACGCAAAGGATAAAGTTAATAGGCAACTTGTTTTAGATGGTGGTTTCAGAAATTCTGAAAATAGAACTGCAACATCTTTTAACCTAGATAGAAAAGGAATGATACTATAATGTGCATTGTAATACTAAAGAAGAAAAACGCTAAGATATCAAAGGAAAAACTAGCAGAATCATTTAAAAATAATCCTGATGGGTCGGGTTACCTATTCGCTAAGAATGGAAATCTAACTATCAAAAAAGGGTTTTTTGTTTTTGATGATTTCTATAATAGTTATTCTAGAGATATGGAGCAATTCAATAATCCGATATCAATTATTCATTTTAGAATAACGACACACGGATTAACGAATAAAACTAATTGCCATCCTCATATGATAAACGATGAATTGGGTTTCGCTCACAATGGAATAATTGGATTTGTTGATGACCATAAGAAAAAATCTGATACTCTAGTTTTTAGAAACGATATTTTGAGAGGAATGCCTAATGGATTTATTTTTAATAATTCTATCATGGCATTAATCGAAGAATCCATCGGTAACTCTAAGCTAGTATTTTTAGATAAAAATGGAAATTGGAATATTGCCAATGAATTTATGGGTCATTGGAATAAGAAAAATACCATATGGTACTCTAATAAATCCTATTGTGAAACGAAGAAATTTGTTACTCATTGGAATCGAGGCAATTACGTCTATCAAAACTACGAACCACTAAAAAAGAAGAATAATACGAAGAATATAGAACGAACTCAATGTAGGACTTGCTTCAGTGGACTTATGACTCTTGGAGAGAGAAAATTAGGTCACTGTCAGCCATGTCAATTAGATGGAGTAGCGGGAAATCCTAAGAGGATATAATCAATAACAGGGGGGAGACTAGCAATCTCTCCCCATAACTTAGAGGTTAATATGAATCCTAATTTTATAAGCACTATAAACCAACGAATCCAGAATAGAAAAAAAGTATGGTATAGGGGTCGTTTTGGTGATTTAGAATATAGATACGAATAATATAAGGAGATAATAAAGAAGAGGAGGGTCTAGAGATAGGCTCTCCTTTTTTTGTGTCCAAAATTATCAATATATATAAAAATGTATGCACGCAGCTATTAAGCAGCCAGTTCTGGCGTTTCCAGTGCAGCCGCATTAAACAGGGGGTAACCGAGGAGAAACCTTACCTGTAACAGCAAAAAATGAAGCTGGAAACCCACTTTATAAACCACTTTCCAACATTATGTATAATACAGATAGTTCTATTATACATAATATCTAAAACTTAAAAATTAAGTACCTGTTTTTCAGTAAAAATGCTGGAAAAATAAGCAAATTGCTTAAAAATAGTTAGAATTATAACGATGTATATATATAAAATATATTGTATGCACGCTGGTAAACGCTGGTAAGTTTTTTTAATATATATCTTATGCACGCAAGTAATAACGCACGCCCATTTTTATTATAATGTATGCAAGCAAGTAATATATGCAAGCAAGTAAGGCACTATATATATATTTCATGCAAGCGGGTAAATAGTATCCGATTTGAGCGGGTTTAAGGCTTGTTTGGGGCTATGTCTTATTATACATAATCCTATTAAAGACGCATTTAAGTATACTTAATTATATATATGCTGGTTACTTTTCCCACCAGCTTCCCCACCAGGAGCCATTTTTTATAAACTTTTTTTAATTATTTTGGAACTTTTTAGAACTTCTTGCGTATATATAATAACAAAACAAATAAGGAATAAAATGTATAAAAACAAATTAAAAAACAAGACGGCTTATGGTTCTAAGTTATTAAAAATGGATAACGATACCTACGCTTTAAGGCGTAGAGTAATAAACAGAATATATAAATATAATAATGAATTACAGAGATTAGATTTGCCAAAACTACCAAGAATTGAAGTAAGAGTTGTAAGCAAGTGTACAGATTGCCCCGAAGGCTTGAGCGGTGTTGCAGGATATGCTTATTTGAATAAAAGAATTATACATATTCCCGAAAATTCATTTAAATATAAGGGGGTATTATTTGACCAATTAATAATGCATGAAATATTACATTCAATAGGTTTTAACCATAAGAAAAATTGTCCCGTAATGCATCCTTCAATGCACAAAGTAAATAGAATAAAATTAGAAAATACTTTTTACAATTATTTAAAAAATTATAATAACTAGACAAAAACAAGGAGTAATTAAAATGAATACATTAACATTTAAAGATAATGAATTAAGAGAGTATATAAACGATTCTATAAATGAATGGAAAGAAGACGAAGATTATGAGAATATGAAGGAGGATTTTCATTTTCATTTATTTAATGAAGATTACTATATAATAGGCACGTACAAGGCTGAAAAATGGCTAGGTGATAACGCTTTTAAGGTAATAGATTATATAAAAGAATATGAAAAAGATAATTTCGGGGAAGTAACTACAGATTTTTCAAGTCCCGAAGCGGTGGTAAATATGTTCGCTTATATTAGGGGCGAGGAATTACTCGCAGATAGAGAAGAAAATAAAACAACTTGGAGGGGTATATAAAATGAATTACAGATTATTTAATGTTAAAATAGGTTTATACGAAAATCAAATAGTTAAATACGATTATCAATATTCAATGGATGCAGTAAAGGAAATACTAGAAGATAATCCAAGTATCTTTGTTGAAAATGATGGTAGTTGGGTTTTTACAAAAGATTAATAAAATAAAAATAATATGGAACTTTTTTTGAAGTTCTGCGTTATAGAGATATAAGCAAGTAAAAAACAAGGAGTAAAACATGACAAAAACGCAAATAAAAAAGGAATTTAAGAACGCAGGCGTACAAATTGGCGGAGGTGCTATGGATAGTATTGAGTATGAATTAGTATGCTTTGTACGTAGGATGGCAAATAGATGTGCCGAAGGTAATGTAAAAAGACTTACACCCGAATTAATGTGGTGTGCTTTAGGGAGGGCTAAATAATGCTAAATAAGGTAAGTAAAAAAGAGTGTATGGATGCCATAGAGTATTTATTTACTATGGGTTATACATTAGAAATGACTAGTGATAAAAAATATTATACTGAAATACTACTTAAAAAGGTAGCTAATGATTATAATATAGAACTTAAGGGTATAGATGATGAGTGATTTTAAATTAACTAAGGAAGAATTTTGCTACAACGATTTAAGAGATAGACTCATAGACCATGGAGAAAATGCTTTTATTCATTATGTAGAGAGGCAGTATAATAACTATAAAGAGGGGTATAAAAAAGAATCAAGGCGAGAATATGAATAAGAAAATAATATCTATGATGGAGGAACGCTTAGAAAAAGGTAAGCGAGAATATAACGAAGAGTTAGATGTTCATGATGGCAGAGATTGGGTAGAAGAGGCACTAGAAGAGGTTTTAGATGGTCTAGTCTACCTAACTGCCAAACTTTTACAAATTAAAGAAAGGGAAAAAAATGAGAAAATTTAAAATAGCTATTGAAAATACTACCATAGAATTTTGGGAGGTAGAGGCTGAAAATATTAATGACGCTGAAGAGAATTACATGGGTGGAAAATGTGTAAGTACTAAGCCTAAACAAGATGAGTTTTTATGGTCTAAAGAAATAATAAGCGAGGAGGAATAATGATAAAATTATTAGGTAAACAAAAAGACTTAGAGCATAGCTATTATTCTACATCTAAAGCTGATTACATAATCAAAGATTTAAATCAAAATGGATTTGAAGGTAAGTATATTTTAAGTGTTTTAGGTGGTACTATTATCTACCCAAACTATAAAGAAGCTGATGAAATAGTATCCGCTTGGGTAGGTGGAGGAACAATGCAAGAAGTAACAGAAAATAGTTGGGAGTATGTAGATGATAACAGAAAATGATATAATATTTGACCATTTATACGATGACTTTAAAAGGACAATGGATGGGGAAGGTAGTGTAAACTTAATAGCTTACATGGAAGAAAACGAAATTAATCAAGAATTAATGATGCAGATTTGGGAGGCTTATATTTTAGAAGTAGAAAAAAGGAGTGATAAATGATGATTTACACAATTTTATCTTTAATAATAATGGTTCTTTTAATATGTATAGCTTATCTAAAAACTAAGCTAAATGTAACAGAGAATAATTTAAATAATTGGAAAGAATCCGCTCTTAAATTAAATAGTATTATTAGAAATAATCAGTAATCCTATTATACATAATGTCTGAAACAATAAAATTAAGCAAAACTCGTAAAGGTTACATAGGGGAAAATATGGTAATAAAATTTCTATTAGAGAGGAATTTAAGGTTGTATATCCCCGCAGTAGATGATTTTGGTATAGACTTATTAGTAGAACAAAATAATAAATACACGACAATACAAGTAAAATATCATACTACAATGATGTCAGAATCTGCAATACAAGTTAGGGTAAGACCTACAAAAGCTGATTATATCGCCATACCTGTTAAAGCATATGGTCGAATGCATATTATGTGGTATAAAAATACACGAAAGAACAGAAAATACACGATTGCGTTTCAGAAATATATACCAAAGAATAACCAAATAAAGAAGATTAATTTCTTTAAATCTTTTTTAGAATGTCCCTTCGATAAAAAATAATTTGGAACTTTTTTAAAACTTATGCGTTATAGAGTTAAACAATAAAAGAAAAAGACTAAAAGGAAATAAAATGATAAATAAACCTAAATATTACTTAGATAAGATGGCATCTAATACGGATGTCTTTACTGAAGAAACATCGGATAAAGCTGGATTTACATTTACCGCATCTTCAGATGATTCATTTGGATTAAATAAAATGATTGAAGTAGGTGTGTATAAAGATTTTGAAGAAGAGTTTATACGATTAGAACATGAAAAAAGACAAGGTTCTTTTATGATAATTGGTAAAGATAATTGGGATAATGATAAAAAAGAAGGAGACCTATATGCTTTTGTATGCATGATGAAGAAAAAAGATTCAGGAACTATGACATATATTTTTAAAGATTTTTGGAATAATAGAGAAAAAATTACAGACATTCTAACGATGCTTTCTAGGGGAATATATGTAAAAAGTATAGATGGTATAGATATTGATGTTTTAAATAAAGCATTAGATATGAAGAAAAAAAATGGAACTTTTTTACCTAACTAGCGTTGTATATATATGAGTAGAATGAGTTATATATCACAATTAATTACTGATGAAAACTATGAACAATTACAAATAGAAGTCGGTAAGAAATATGCAAAAAAGTTTATTAAAGCACATAATAAAATATTAAAACGTAATGATAAAAGAATTTAAATATACTATAGCAAGGCAAAAGAAGAAGGCATTCAGCTTGGGTTATAGTTATACGTTGTTTGTTTTGTGCAACGTAATTGGGCACGTCATGTTAGGCAACCTTTGTAGTTCTTGTTCTACAAGGGTTGTCGCCCTTAATAAAAATATAGGTATTTTTTAATATGTTAATTAAATTGAATAGGATGTTAGCAGAGTTATTTTTTACACATTTGCTCATTTGTGTTATTCCTTCATACTTTGCTAATATCCTAAATAACTATAGAGAGAGTGGGATTATTTCCCTTGAAAATAGTAGCATGGACTCTGCTACGTCCTCCGTAATCTCACTCTCTGTATTTAGGAGATAAAATGTTTGCAACTTTAGATAATTTAGAAAAAGAACTACACCAAGAAATAAAAAAAGTAGAGAAAAAATGGGACGACGAGCCTAAAAAAGATTATTACTTTCATGAAATATGTGGTATAAATAAAGCTATTGATGTAGTAGAAAGATTTAAATCAAAAGAGTTACTTGAATTAGATAAGTGGGTAGAATCTTTTATAAAAAAAGAAAAAGAAGGGAATACTTTAAGTGATTGATATTAAAGATATATACGATAAGTATATAGCAGATAAAAATGAGTTAAATAGACAAAAGAGATATGTGGGTAAGGAGCAGTGGTTTCATGCATCTTCATCTGGAATGTGTATGAGAAAACACTACTTTCAGCACGTTGCTAAAGTAAAACCTAACCCAATAGATGCTAATACAATGAGATTGTTTAGGATTGGAGATATGGTTCACGAAGATATACAAAATGCGTTAACTGAATATGCTCAATTAAATGGTTCTAAAATATATATTGAAACAGAAATAAGGTTACCCGAAGTAAATGTAAGGGGATTTTTAGATGTATTAATTGCCGATGATGGTGCTTTATATGATATAAAGACCTGTAACTCTAGAAAATGGAGTAAATTATTTGGATATAAATACAAAGACCCGAATCCATCTATTAATTATCATCTTCAATTAGGTACTTATGCATGGTGGTATGAAAAGGAGCATAATACTAAATTAAAAAAATTAGCTTTATTTTATTATAATAAGGATACCTCTAGGGTTAGAGAATATCCTGTTGACTTAGCTTTTATAGAAGAAGCGAAAGTATATTGGAGAGACTTAAATAATAAATTTAAAAAAGGTAACCCTCCTATCGAACTAGGTATTGCCCCGATGTATTCGTGGGAATGTAATATAAAGTATTGCAATTTTTACAGAGTTTGTGGTGGAGGTCTAAAAGGAGAAGGAGAAAGTACGTTATGAACGATAACAAACAACCCGATTGGGACAAAATAACTGAAGGCAAGATAAGGCATGGTATTGCTGTAGAAGCTTTCAGTAAAGGCATGGAACTTAATGCTGACAATATGAAAACCATTGAAAAATGGGTTCAGTTTGTGATACATGGTTATGATGGTATCAAAAACATTGTTAAGGTTAGCAAAGATGATGATATGCCAAAGGGAGATGAAGAATTATTTCCTGAAGATAATGATATTGGTGATACTTTTGATGTTATAATCAGAAAAAATGCTGAATCTTTAAGAGCCTCTGACAAAGAAATAGTTCTAAAGGCATTAGAAGATGGGAAAATTACCCCTGAAAATCTTCAAGTAAGTTTAGATAGAATAAGTCAGATGATAGATGGGTATGGAGAATTATAATGATATTATCCCCACAGGCAGATATAAGGCGACAATAGTTGATATTGAATGTAGTTCAAATGTCAGATTTGGCAACCATATATCTGATGTCTTTAAGCCTGTTTATTCTATAGATGATGATAAGTTTTTATCACTAAAGGGTAAGCAGGTTAAGGACAATGGTATATTTGTGTATAAAAAAATGTCAGGATATAAGTTTGAACCAAAAAGAAATTGGGGATACTCTAAGTATTTAAAATTAATGGAGTTAACTAAAAGAAGAGATAATGAATCAGGTATGATTGCACCATTAAATAAAAAAGATATTATACATAATGTCGTAAACATTGATGTTTTTGAAAAATCTTTTACTAATGACTTTAATCAGTTTGTTAAATACAATGTTGCAAGAACTGTAGAATTAATAAGAAAAGGAGATATTCCGTTTTGAATATTGATTACGAAAAAATAAATGCTAAGATAAATTTTACTATGTCTGAAATTGATATATTAATTAACGCTTTGGTAAATATGTCTAATATTGATATATACAACCCAAGGGGATTATCTGATAAATATAAAAGACCATATAATAAATTATTAGATGATTTATCAAAAATAAAAAGAGATTTAGGAGATAAATATCGTGATGAAGTTGCAGAAAACAATATTAACACTGAATCAATAAACCCCGATTATAGTCGGGAATGTTAGGAGAGTAATATGAATAAAAAAGAAAATGGACTTCATATAAGAGAAGGATATAAAAAATATTCTTTAAGAGATGGAGTGAATTTCTGGGCAAAATCTGATAAAGATGCAGAATTATACAGAAAAAAGATAAATGAAAAATTAGATAAATTAAAAAATCTAAATAAATAATGTTTAAAACTAAACAGAAATGGGCAGGTAATACCTATTTACTAACATATAATAAGGAGAATACAATGAAAAAAGGTACAGTAAAAAGAATAAAAGTTAAAAAAGCTAAAACTGTTACTTTTATGGATAAAGTAATTAAAGGTACATATAATTTCTTTACATCACCTTGGGATAAGTGATGAATACATTTAAATATGAAGAACTTGGTTTAAATAAAGTTGATACAAAAATATTAAAAGCATTTAAAAGGGGGAGTCTATCAAGAGATGATTTTCCTGAAATAACAAAAGAAGAATTTTTTAATTCTTTAGAAAACATAAAACAAATGCTTTCGGGTTTATTTCCAAACTTAAAACACAAAAACCCTTTTGTATATAATAAAAAAACTAAAAAATATAACAGTTTATTTAAAGTTCTATGAGTAAATCTAAAAGCATTTTTATTGTTACATCTAAAGGTATTTGTGTAAAGGTATATTTAGATTTAAATAATAATTATGTTAGGGGTATGCAAAAAGGGGCTATTCCATTCTTAAGAAAGATAGGGTGGGATATAGAAAAACTAGATAAAAGAAATCGTAAAAACTGGAAAGACTTAAAAAGGAAAAGGATATTTGGAAATGGCTAAGAAAAAAGACCCGAAAAGAGTTAGGCAAGGCCGAAGAAATAGGCAACGTGGTGCTGAACTACAAAGATTTTCTGTTAAGCTGGCTAAAGAATATAACTTGGAAGCTTTCAATAGGGATAGGGGTGGTGCTCAACATGAGAAAGGAGACATAGAAATTGAAGGTAGATACTATGGTTGTAAACGTAGAACAAAGATAGCTAAATGGTGCAAACCTGAAAAAGAAGAAGATGGTGTTGTGATAAGAGAAGATTATGGTAAGGCATATATTGTTTTAGATTATGAAAAATTTATTATGCTTTTATCTATGTTAAAAGAATTTAAAGATGACGTATAACCCCAACTTTGATTTAGATTTACAATTTGGTCTTATCTATGAAAGAAAACTAGAAAGACTATTACGAGAAAAAAGCAAGATAGAGATAAAAACTGAAAGAGATACTTGGGCGAAGACAGGTAATATAGCTATTGAAGTAAATTTTAAAGGAAAGCCTTCGGGTTTAGCCGCAACTAAAGCTGATTGGTGGTTTCACATACTAACAATAGATGGGGAAATGGAAACTATGGTTTGTTTTCCTGTTAAAAAATTAAAAGATATTATTAGGGAACTTTTAAAGAAAGGATTAGTTAAAAGAGTAAAAGGTGGAGATAACAACGATTCAGAACTTTTATTGGTTCCTATTGATAAATTAATTTCAAAAGATTTTTTTAAATAACAATGGTGTTATGCATAATGCGAGGTTCAAATGTAACTGATTGGCAAATTAGTAAGAACAATGAAATAGTTATTATGTATAACACCTAACAATAAGGAGAGTCATTATGGCTTACGAAATGAAAGACAATAGCATGAGTTTATTGAAAAACGGTTTCAAAAATGAAGGCGACAATAAACCTGACTATACAGGTAATGCTAAAGTTGGTGGAGTTGATATGAAAGCATCTATTTGGATAAATAAAACCAAAGATGGTAAAACTCAACTCAGGGGTAACTTTCAAAAGAAAGATGACAACCCATTTTAACTTAAATAAATCATATTTAGGTTAAATTGTAATAGGGGTTATTAATTTAGCCCCTATTGCTAGATAATAAATAACTGAACATTAGTATTAAAAAATAATAAAACAGCCATATAAAGGAAATTAGAGGCACTTTTTTGAACAAAAAAATAAAAAATAATAGTCGTAGGCATCAAAACCATTATAGCGATGAAATAATAGATATTTTAACTTCCGATAGTATATTGTCTGATGTAATGCTTGGAAAAGTATGTAGAGAAATGTCTTACAAGACTTCAGGTAGAAGAAATATAGATAGAAGTAGCGATACTTATTTAGTCTACTGCACATTATGTAATCAAGTGTGGGAAGACCATTATAGGTATAAGCCTACTGTTTATCATGATAATGTACCAACGTATGGTAAAAAAAGAATTAAATGTAAAAAGTGTAAGGAGGAAAATAAAAATGGATAAAATAGATAGATTAGAAAAATCTGTTAATGAACTTCAAAATTTATGTAAGCAAATGGTTGAAACCATAACGATACAAACAGAGTTCATTACTTCTATAAATAAAGATGTAACAAAGTGGGTATCACCAAGAGACCCCGGAGATGAGAATGTAAAGAAAAAAGCTAAACCTATTGATAAATATAAAGCAAAGCCAAAAGATATAGATATGGTTATAAAATATTTTCGTGAAAAAAATATTAATGATGCTAAGAGAAACGCTATTAAATTTTATAATCATTATGAAGCTGGCGGTTGGATGCGTGGAAAAACTAAAATTAAAAATTGGAAGATGTGTATTAGTAGTTGGGAGTTTAATGATTCTTTAAAACCTAATAAAGAATTATGGACAATGAATGATATGGGTTTTTATAGAGGATACTGTGAAAAATGTGGAGATTTTGGATTAGGAAAAAACTTATATGAATTAAAAACAATAGCAAGTTGTTGCGGTGTTAGCTATTTGCCAAGTAAACCTAAGAGTAATTAAAATATGTATAATGTTTTTGTATATGGAACTTTAAAAAAAGGTAATTCTAATCATCATTTCTTACAAAATAGTGAATTTTTAAGAGATGAGGTATTAAAAGACCATTCTATTTATGTTTCAAATGGATTTAATTTTCCGTTGTTACTAAAAGATAAAGGTGGTAAAGTTCATGGAGAAGTTTATAAAGTTGATGATAATACTTTAGCAACCTTGGATATGCTTGAAGGTGAAGGTCATTTATATAATCGTATTGATAACGATACATTAGGTTTTCAATATTATTTATTTAATGAACATAATCGTTGGGATATTGATAGAAAAAAAGATAAAATAAATAATGGAAAATGGTAATTAATTATGAAAGAATTAAAAGAAATACTTAATAGGATTTCAGAAGTTCAAAATGCAAATAATGTTGTTAGGGAAGAATTAGAGAAAAAAATAAAGAACGAACCTGCTAAAGAAAATAAAAAAAAGGAAGATTAAGGATTTAATCTTTTTTTATATTTATTTTCAAGCCTTTCAAATATTGCATCAATTCCAATATCATCATAAAATAAAGATTCTTCAGGATAAGAACGATTCCATGCAAGAAGAGTTTTAGATGCGTCTTTATCTTTACCATCAATTAAATAATCTAAAATCCTACCCCTTACAATACCTCTTCTATATCTAATATAAGTTTCTTTTTGACCTTCTGTTTCAAATTTTTGAGCTAACCTTCTTGGAGTAGTACCAAACATAGGTGCAAAATATTTTAATGACCTTTGAGCACTTCCTACCCCAACACCATAATCTTCTATATCTTTATATATCTTTTGTAATGCTACTAAAAACTTATGTGAATCTTGTGCAATAGCTGGCTTAACTAAAAATTCTAAAGCACGAATCCTATCTTCATTAGCTACGACATCACTAATAAAACCCATAGCACCAACTGCTCCAGCTATATCAAAAAAGTCACTCCAAGTAAATTTAGACATATCTGTATTAACATCAGAGCCACTTGTACCTAGTGGAGTGCCCGGTGGTAATCCCGGTAGAAATAATCTTGTTTCATCAAATACTTCATCCTCTCCAGATAATATATTATTTAATTTTTTTCTAGCCCATATAACAAAAGAACCACCTAGAGCCCCACCAACTCCAAGTCTAAGTATTGGTAATACGTTACCATATTTTACATCCCTAACTACTTGTTCTCTTATCCAATTAGCTTGTTTATATCCAAATCTTTTAAATAAAATAAATGGTCTAATTCTAGGGTCATTAAATGATAGCGGGTCATTAAGAACATTACGCTGTAATTGAGCATCCCTAGAAAAACGATACATAGATTCTAAATCTTGCCTTTTTGTAAGTTTTTTAACATTATCAGGTAAACCTAATTCTTTTAAATTCTCTTTAGCCCAGTTTCTTCTAGCAGTAATTTTACTATCTTTAGCCTTTATTAATCCTTTAACATATTCTCTACCAGCAGCTGCAGCTAAATATTGGTTAAATTTATTCATATGTTGAAATCCACTTATCTTTGTCATCGTATGTGCAGCTCTCCCAAAAAAACTACTAGAAGGTTCAAGTCCAGAGACCATTTGAAATACAGAAAGCTGACTTATTCCAGATGAACCAATTTGTTTTTTATAATTTTTATCTGTTGCAAGCTTATAAGCACCTTTAAATGTGTTCCAATACCCTGCTCTGACTGCTGTAGATATAAGAGTTTGTGTTATATTTGGAACAGTTGCATATCCAAGACCTATTTTTGTAGCAACTTCAAAATTAACTGCTTCTGACCAGAACTTACGCACAAAGGGGTCTTTAAAATTGCTTTCTGGTTGAACTTCTATCATATTTGTAAATGAGTCAACTACTTGTCTAAGTAGCCTACGTTCCTGTTCTAATAAATTAAATGCATTAGGGTTACTATCTTTAACAGATTCTCTTAATTTTTTTAATTCAGATAATCTATTTTCTATAACTTTTTGTTCCTTACCCCACACTTCTACTTGTGAGATTCTTTTTGCTGCATCATTTACATACTTTGTTAAAACAAGTCTAGTATCCCATTCAAGTATTCTATTTTTTATTTCTTTAGGTAATTCTACTGTTCTTTCTCTTTCAATGTTCCCAGCAATAGCATATCTTTGTCCATATATTGTATCTCTAACTTGCTGAAAAGCTAAAGCTAAAGATTGAGCCTCATTAAGATTGCTTTGTTTTGATATATTATTTCCAATAGCCTCAAGTATTTGTTTCGTTTCAGCACTGACATCTTTAGAGTTAATAATGTCTTTCATCTTTCGCACAACCATATCACTCTGTGAAAGCCTAGTACCTTCTAAAGCAGGGTCTTTATTAATAAGTTTTGTTATATCAGTTCCTAAAATACCTATATATTCTTTTTTATATCTATGTGGAAAATAATTTTCCCTAAAACCAGAAATATCTAGACCTGCTTTTTCTGCTTTTTTAAATATTCTATTCATTGTTTTTCTAACTTTAACAACATCTACATCTTGTTGATGTGGCTTGCCAGTCTTAGGATTTATTTCAGCAGAATCCATTCTTCTACCTAAATCTTCAAAATAAGCTTTAGCTTTGCTTTCAGTTCTTAATGTTAATTCTCCATCAGGAGTTTGAACCTTATATCTACCAAACAATCTACCTATTGAGCCACCACTATATATACCAGCATCCCTTAATTCTTGTATCCATTGACCAGAAAGAGTTATTCCACGAGCATCAATTTTATTAATTTCCATCATAGTTTGCTCACCAGCTTTAGTTCTAACTCTATTTTTTACCTGCATAAAAGGAATTACTTTACTAAATAAAACAGATTTTGGTATAAAAAACTCATCATATCCTTCTGATTTATGTGAATCAAATATTTTTTTCTGCAACCTTTCTTTTCTCAAAAGGTCTAATAATTTAATTTGTTCAACATGACTTAACTGGCTATACCCAGTTTTATGTTTCTTGGGGTCAACTTTCTTACCAGTAATACCTTCAACACGATTTCTAAATTCAGAATCTGATATATTTAATTTTGTTTTACTACCAAATGTCTCTTGCCTTCTGGAATTTTCCATTTTATTCGTATCCATACCAGCTCTTTTTCTAGCAAAACCCTGTGATTTAAAATCTTTTTCTGTTATTACAACTTCTTTATCACTCTTTACAATTTCACCATCCTTGCCACGAGTAACCTCATTACCCTTAATAATATTTCCTTTTTTCTGACTGAAATCAAATGAAACATTTGTTAATTCATTACCATCTTTTGATTTCCATATTTCTTCTGCTTTCTTTGTTTTAAATCTAGCTCTAGCCATTTCTGAAGTAGCTTCTTTTAAACCATATGTAGGGTTATCAATGCCAGCTAATTTTTTAGCAGTTCTTGGTATAGCTCTAGCAGTAGTTAAACCGCCAATAACTCCAGCTGCATGAGCAAAATCTTTTAATTCGGGAACTCTTCCCTCCAATACTGGAGTAGCAACACCAAACTCTGCAGTTTCTAAAGCCTTAACTGCCGTTGTGTGTGCTATTTTTTGAATTTTAGTAACAGGTGTGCCTAACTTTTTAGTTAAATATTGCCTCATACCAGCACCAGAACCAGCAGTAAACGCTCCAAGCCCTGTACCAATAACCGTGTCTTTAAGAGTTTGAATAGCACTTATATCACCAGTTTGCACCTCTTGATTTAACATAGACTGGATTCCGCTATACGCACCTAATCCACCTGCTCCACCTATAGCTTCTGACATTATTTTATTAGGCAATTTTTTAGCTCCAGCTTCAACTATTTCAGTAGCTAATTTTGTTGTAATTCCACCGCCAATACCTTTTTTAGAACTAGCATTAACTAATAATTGACTTGCTTTTAACTTATTTTCGTTTACAATCTTCTCAACTGTTTCTCTTGCTAATTTTTCAGCACCTTCTTTACCAAGACCTTTTGTTGCATTCTTTCTAATTAAACCTTGAATAGTTTTTTGAGCTGCTTTTTTATAACCCATATTAGCAATAGCACCTGCTCCAAACCCACCACCAGCTATAGTTGCTATATCTGTAATGGTTAAAAAAGATGTTACAGTAGAACCTATGTCTTCAAGAAAAGGGTAATCTTTTTCATCCTGAGCATAAGTACCTATATCAAAATAAGATTTACCAGTAGCTATTTGATAACCAAGTCCCTCTATACTATTATTATAACCATTTTTTACCCAATTAGGTAACCAATCACCGGGTATAAATCCATATAAATCTCTATCTACTGATGACTCTGCTATTTTATCTTCTTCCATCTTTTTAGCTTCAGATAAATAATTAGCAGGTTGATTATCACCTACTTCATCTTGGTTATATAATTTATTTCCAGATTTCTCTATATTAGAAATTGAGTTTTGGTATGAGCTAGGGTCTTCTAAAACCCTATCTATTAAATCTGAGTAATAACTATATGGACTTAGTGTTTCCTCTGGTGGCATAATACATTAATTAATTCTTTGAACACTAGAAAAAGATGCTAATAAAGGATATAAATCTTTTCCAAATTTTTTATTAAGTCTTTTAATGACTGAATCCTTATAACCCTTATCAGCAATAGAAATATCTCCACTTATAGGATTGATATATTTACCTATAGTATTTTTTATCCTATTTTCTATTTCTTTTATTTCTTTAGAATCTTTTCTAAGATTAAACTTAAAAGTTGGGTTATCTTTACCTATATAATCTTTTGTTCTAGTTTTTAAAATGTTTAATTTTTCTAAATCACCTTCTAAATTTTTAGTTAAATAACTAGCAACCTTTCTTTTTTCTTGAGCTACAACTTTATTATCTTTTCTTGAAGCATCTTTAAGTGGTTCAATATTATATTTTGCCGCCTCCGCTTTATCCATTTCTTTTAATAAATTTTCTCTAGCAGATTTTATTTCCCCTTCTTTCCCAAATATATTATCTAAAATTTTAGCAGGGTCTACTTTATTTATACCTTCAATAGCTTCTTGATTAGCTGTTAAAGTTGGTATAGCTGTTGGCACAGTAATAGGTTCTTCAGTAATAGGTTCTTCAGTAATAGGTTCTTCAGTAATAGGTGGTTCTGTTACTTTTGGCTCAGTACCGGGTAGTGGTTCTATACCAACAATATTTTTACTTTCAGGAGGTACAACACCAACGATTTGTGGAGCTTTAGAATCTGCTTGTTTTTTAAGAATATCGGCAACACTTTCTACTCTAGAAAAAGACTCATCTCCCTCATCTCTATAATAATCTAATAAGGCATCCAAACCAGCCTCATCATCACGAAGTAATGGCTCAACTGAATCTAAAAATTTATTTCTCTCTTCAATAATTTTATTTCTATCGTCGTCAGTTGTATCAGCCAACCCAGAACTTTGAGCAGGGTCACCCGGAATAGGCTTGTCGG